AGTGTTAAGTCCTCCCATCCATGGATAGAGAGGTTTGTATTTAAGTTCGATACCCATTTTTAGTCAGACTGGCGCATGCGTGGATCAAAGACAGGAGCAAAGCGACGTAATGAACTTCTTCGAGGATATGAAACTCGAATCGTCGGGTAATCCACTGTTGGAGAGAGTTCTCCGTCCATTTGATTTGCAAGCGTTGTAAAAGTTGTAAGAGCAGTTGCAGCTTGAGAGTCGTTTTGTCTGAAACTCCAAACCTTAAACATTCCGTACCAATAAAGAAGCTGTCGATACTTCATCGGAAGTAGGGGCTCATCCGTGGAATCAACAAGCATGTCAGGAATGACATTTACATCTAAGTAGAGTGTGTAAGCGTTCTTTGGATACGGATAGAGAATCATACGTTTGGATCCGTCAGATTCTCCGAAAAGAGTGTAGTAAGTAGCTTCGTCTAATTGAACATTGCCTTGTTCTTGAATGAGACGCATTTGTTGTGGGCCAACATTCGCAAGAGGTTGATCATCGTATTGATGATAAACCTGGAATACTTCTCTGATAGAGCTATCAAGAATAATGCTCGATTGGTAAATCGTTCCTTGAGTTGCAGTGTTCGTTTCACCTAAGAAAGGTTTATCTAGCGTAACAACATTAAGTGTTGAGGAAGCTACGTTGTAAACTTCTTCAAAGCCTTGGCTCCAGAATTGAAGTTCTACTCCAGTTGGAAATGTAGTTCCTGTTTCAAAAGTAACAGTCGAAGATCCTTCGGTAACAGAGCATGTAGCTTCAACAGCTGCATTCAATTGAACGGTGAATTGTTGATCAAGCCATTTACGTTTTTTTCGTTGAGCAAGGATTTCATATCCTTCGTTAATCCAACGATCAATTTGCGTAACTGTAAGAGCGCTCGTTTCAGAACGAGTGTCTTTGATAATACCGAGGCGTATTCCTGAAAGTGTTTTGTACGGAGAGTTTGGTGCTGCCATATATTATATTTCGTTCTTAAGATTTAAAAATGAGAGACAATTCAAAACTTGTTCTCGCATCAGTGCCGTCAGGGCCTCCATCATCATGAGCGCGAATCACGTCATTTGCGTTTAGATAAACGACTGTTCCAATTTGCGTTGTTGTGTTGGCTCCTGATCCAGTTTGAGAAATTGCTAGACGAGCTGTATTTGTGATCGAAAGAATGCTCGTCGTAAGTTGAGCAGAGTTCACGCTTATACCGAAGCTAGTTGCTCCAGTTGAAGCTCGATCAGAAAGTGAGATTGCCCAGAAGCCAGCTGTGTTAATGGTCACTGACATTCCTGCAGTGGCACTGTCAGCATAAGTGTAATCAGTACCAGAACCGACTGAGGCTACAGTGGTTGTGTAACGACGAATCACAGTATTAGTTGATCCATGTCCGTTACCGGTTTCTAAACGGAGGCGACTCTTAGTTGCCGTAGTCGTTGCGAGTGTTCCAGAAGTTGGAAGTGTTACGTTGGTAGCACCAGAAGTGGTAAGAGTAAGAGCACTTGCTCCTGAAGTAGTTACGCTACCACCAAGAGTGAGCGTTCCAGTTCCAACTACAATTGGTGATTTAAAAGTTTTCGTTCCTGCAATGGATTGTGATCCAGTTGAGAGAACTCCTGCTGCAGATGAACTCGCTGCAGCCATGCTAAGCGCTTGACCAACAAGTGATAGGCCGTTCGCCGTGCCAATTGTAACATCACCTGTATTTGTTCCAGATAAGTTAGAGCCTGTAACAGTGCTCGAAAAAGAAGCTGACGTTCCTGTAATGGCTCCAGTGAAAGTACCACCACCAAGAGGCATCTTTGTTGCATCATTACCATTCAGTTTTTGAATAGCTTGAAGAATCGTGTCTGTTGCTGCAACAGTACCGGCTCCAGAAGTGTAGCCAGTTAAAACTTTTCCAATAACAGCTGAGTTAGTCAGCGTCGTTGCAAAAGAACCCGTACCAGATCCAGTCACTTCTCCAGTGAGAGTGATCGTTTGATCTCCGGTGTTTGTACCAGAAAGATTTGAAGCTGTGATTGATCCTGAAAAGGTTTTATTTCCACCGATAGTTTGTGCACCTGAAGTGATTACTCCAGGATGTGTTCCATCAGCGGGTTGAAGAGTAAGAGCTTGTCCAGATAAAGAAGCTCCGTTTGCACTTGGAGAAGATCCAACTGCAGTAAGAGTAACATCTCCAGTATTCGAACCGGAGAAGTTAGAAGCCGTAAGAGTTCCATCAGCAACGATGTTACCCGTTGTGTGAATACTCGTGACACTCAGAGTGCCAGTCGTGTTGATGCTTCCAATGCCAGACAAATTTCCATCAGAGTCCATTACCTGGACTTCTTGATTAGGACCTTTGCGAGCAAAGAGCTGATCAAAGCTAAGCTTACTAAGATGTGTGTAGTCTGTGGACACTTGTCCTCGACTTATTCGAGATAGAGATAAACAGTGCAGGTAGCAGTGATACTTACCGTGATGCCTTCAGTAGCTGAAATGCAGATATCGGAATCAGTGTAGTTAGTTGTACCTGATTGTTCCCAAAGTCTGTTTCCACTATTTGCATCCGTAATCACTGCGGCACCGCTCGTTCCACCGATGTATTTGATTGAGTGGATAAACGTTTGACCGGAAAAAGTTGCGGTCGTGTCTACCTTAATAACGTTACGTGCTCGTGTATTCGCCATGATTATTTACCACCCTTCCACGGTCCATGATTTCTCATCGACGTAGGACGCACATCTGGAATTCGGTTCGTCAAATCAGGTGCTTTAAAAAGCGATTTGCTGGAAGGCGACTTCACAGGCATGGTTTTTTTCTTGGATGGTTTAGATGTGGGAGTTGTATAACCCTTATCCATTTGAATTTTCCCCTAGAGTAAAAGAAAAGAGATAAGGGAGGAGATTACTCCCCTCCCTGTTTCCCTTATGAGTAGCTTAGATTAAGCGCCAGTCGTTCCGACGATTCCTCTCCACTCATCGCATCCAACAGCTTGTCGGTATTTAGCGGTGTAGTAGAGGGTACCGGCTCGCGAGTCTTCGCTGGTCTTGGTCGACAAAGATTGTCGATCAAAAATACGAAGTCCGTGATCCATAGGATCAGAGAGCAAGAACCAAGCATCAGAATCCGTGAGGTACGGAGAGCTGATCACAGTCAAACCACCATCAGCACCAAGGGCGTTGATGTTGTTGTTTGCAGTGTTAGCTTTGTAAGGCGATTGAACGAGTTCGAGCGCATTTTGGCGATCAGACTCAGAGACGAGAAGAATTCTCGGCTTGATAAGCAATCGTTTACCACGGTTGTCTTTGAATTGACGGAAAATTTGCTCAGCTTCAGCTAAAGAGCTGTAGGCCAAATCTGCGTCAGCAGAGAGTTTGTTGCTTTGGTTTCCGATTTCAGTTGGGTGAGAAGCGGAACAAAGAGCAACGCCGTCCCATGAAGTTTGCGTGCCGAAAGCGTTGTTAAACACGTTCATCGCATTGATGAGTTGTGTTTCCATCGCAGATCGGGCCAACGATTTAACGAATTTGGAGACGAGTGAAAAATCATCGTCTGCAATCATTTCTTCGCTGATACCAATCGACTTCGCATACTTAACAGCCGTGTAGGTTTGTTTGTATGATTGGTTGAAGCTATCCATGGCAGCGATTTCGTTCTCGCCAGTAACCGACATCAAACCAAGTGACGTAACGCCAGCTTCTTGTTTGATTGGTCCGGACATGGAGCCCATGTTGAAGAGTTTGCTGCGCGGATCTTCGGCTTGCTCATACTGATCAAAGAAAATTTGATCCAGAGCAGGAAGGGCTGCAACCCCAAAGAAATTTTTAAAGTTCTGTTCAAGGTTTAACATTTTATTTCATCCTTCCTTATTAAACGCCAGCAGTTCCAGGAGCGCTCGTAGTGCTGTTGAGTCGGACTTCGACGACAGCGCTTGCACCAGCAACGTTATCAGGACGATTGGACACGCGAAGAATTCGCACGCCGTTCGTAGCAGTTGCTAAGGTTGCGGTAAGAACGTTCTTAGAGATTCCAGTGTTCGTGTCGGGAGCAACACTGCATTTTACTTTATAGATTTGGTTAAGATCGGTCGTTGCGAGAGCAGCGGTCGAAGATTGAACTTCGTAGATCGCAGCAGGATCATCGCAAACCGGGATCGTGATTTCAGCAGTAAGCGTTCCAGTATCGACGAGCGACACTCCAGCCCATGGTCCAGTTGCAACCGAGCTTGATTCACGTTGTACATATCCAGCGGAAGTCAAAGCAACCAAGTCACCTTTTCCGATACGCGAAGCACTCGAAGCTACTTTGTAGTAGTTCGTAGTGATCTGTGCGCCAGAAAGACTCTTGATCGGTTTGAATCCGAATGGAGCGTTATTATTAGCCATTGTAATTAACTCCTATTGCGAGCGAGTTTTGAAAGAGACTCACTCGACTTCTTGTTTGAACTCGAATTTGATTTTGCCGCCTTTTTTCTTGAACTCATGACCTTCTCTTGCTTCTTGTTCAGCTTGCGCTTCAACAAGGAGTGCCATTTGGTTCACTCGGGCTTCTTCTTTTTCAGCCTTCATCGCGTTGTATTGATCAATTGGCATGCGACCTAAAACGAGATCTCCTCGTCGTACTTCTTTGCCTTCTTCGGTTTTATGAAGTTCGAATCCTCGTTCTTCATAACCATCTGACGCTGCGGCGAGACGTTCAGCACTGATCCAGCGATACCCGTATTTCGATTTGTCAATTCCAGTGGGTAAATCTAGTTTTGATCCACGTTTATAAGTGCTTCGTTTCTTTTCCATGATTACTCTTCTCCGTACTTGTCTTTGTTAGCCTTGATACGATCTCTGAGTTTCTTTGCATCCACTCCGAGTCTGGCTAAATTTCGTTCGTTCAGTTGTGGTTCGCGTTCCTTTTTGCTTTCGCGAGAAGGAGCAGCACCTTCTGAAATCAAACGACTTCGACGAGCTTCATCTTTGAGAAGTTTCTCTTTTGCGAGTTGTTCGATTTTTCCCAACTCAAGCGCAGCTTGTTTAGCAGCGAGAAGTGGTGCGTTCTTTGATCTCGTAAGATCAAATTCGCGGTAAATCGAATCAGCTAGCTTGTAGAACTTTTCATCATGTTGATCAGAATCAGGATTAAGTTCTGGAAATAATTCCAAAGCTTGTTGCCACGCTTTTTCCTGAGATGTAACCACCTCAGCTTTTTGCGCTTCCTGAAAACGAGCATCTACATAGCGTTTATAATCTGGAGCGCTGAAGTTATCCGTCTCTTCGACTGGGCTTACGCTCCTAGTTTGAACAGATTGCTGAAGCAGTTGTTCAATCTTCTGTTCAAGTTTGGAAAACTTTCGGTTCATTTCAGACTTCAAGTTCTTTGTGGGATCTTGAGCGACTTGTTGAATCGTTGAATCTGGCGAGGATTCTTGTGCTTCTGCAGGAGATGCACTGACGCCCTCGGTAGCAATACCACCAAGATTATCGTGTTCCATTTTTTATGTTTTCTTCTTTTTACGAGTTAGATCTCGAGCGGGCTTGCTCGATGAGACGTTCTCTTGATGATTGAATCATCTTGATTGCGTCTAGAGCTCCCCGAATCTTTGCGTACTCAAGTGCGAGTGTCGTCTCATTAAGAGACAACGATGCGAGCTTTTGCAGCAAAGAGTTATAGGTTGTTTCTTCAAGCTCAACTTGAGCCTGAAAACTATCGATTTGACTTAGGCTGCGAAGAATCGCGCCACGAGTTTCATCTGTCATAAGTATTGTACCAGCCAGTTAGCTGAGGGGGCTTTTAGCCCTGTTGAGGACCAAGCTCGGGACGAAGTTGTCCTCCACCTTGGCCAAGATCAGACTGCTGTTGTGCGGGTCCTTGTTGCGGGACTCCAGCACCAGCGGCGAGTTGTCCAGAAAGTCCGAGATTCATCATTCCCTGCTGTAGAGCGGGATTCGCAGCTTGCGCTTGAATCGCTTGAGACATCTGTTCATGGTACCGTTTAACTTCTAAATAGAGTGGGATGTGGTCTTGTGTGAGCCAACTGAAGTCATCACTCTTTTCAAACTCTTCAAACACCGCAAGCTTTTCAGGATGACGATCTTTGATGACGAGCGGGGGTTTAACACCCGCGATGATCATATTGATTTCATCTTTAGCGCTGTATGGAGAATCAGGAGCGTCTTGTGGCTTCGTGATATAAGCATCGATATCTTTAACTTCAAATTTCTGAAGAAGATTTTTAAATGCATTGTAAAGATTGAGTTGGTTTGTGATTCCAGTTTGAAGAGCAATCGGGTTAGCCAATTGCTGAAGCATCATCTGAGCAGTTTCACGCTCAATCGCTTTATTCGAGTTAATCGAGTTAGCAGTGAGTTCGAAATCAGCTGCAAATCTTAAAGCATCGCGATCATCAAATTGTTTGTAGATATCTTTGCCATCAATTCCTGCAACTCGAATGATAGTTCCGAGAGGAAGAAGATCTTGGCACTGAAGATCAAGCATATAGAGGTTTCGCTTGAATCCTCGTTGATAACGTTTGATATGGATGTCGATGTTTGCGTTAAGTTCGTTAACAAGAGCTGCGGTTCCTGTTGCAGTTCGCGTTGCACCTTGTTGATTAATCTGACCCATAGCAAAACCGGTGATACCGGAAACGTTTTGGCTATAAGTTGTCACTGCCATTTCTTCTTGGAATCCGTAAGCAGTTCCACCACGCATTTGTGGGAACATGACATCCTCAGAAGGACTATCAACTGGAATACCTTGGCCAGGTCCAATCTTAATCACAGTTGGATTGAGGCCCGAAGCGGCTCGATAAAAGAAGAACGGCAGATTTTGGAGGGTACCGTAATCGAGGCGCATGTTATGAATGTAGTCGATCTCATTATTAAGACCGTAGAGAAGTTCGCCAAGCCCCTTACCATCAGGAGTGAAGAGCTTCATCGTGAAGGGACGCTTACCGCCCGGACCAACTCGTTCTAGATAAGTGAGACGAAGAATTTTGTTGGTTCTTTCTTCCATCCAGACAACCAACTCTTCATCAATTCCATCATCGTCAATATCGTAGCGAAGATAGCACTCGTGAATTTTGTAAGTAGCAATACCAGCACGAGATCCAACTTTGTTTACACCTGAAATGAAATCATCGAGGTTTTTAAGTTCAGTGCTGAGGAGATTAACTTGTTGTCCTTGAGGAGAAGTAGGAGCATCTCGTAAAAGTTCGTTCACTGTTCCTTCGTGGAAGAAACCAAGACGAGCAGATTTGATTAAATCGCTCTTTGTGTAGTCTTGCATGTGATCGATGAGATCTGCTTTATCAATATCCCAAAGATCTTTTCCGATAATCCAGAAATCCTCGAGCTTAACAGTCTCAAGCATCGGGCAATCCCAGAGAACTTCTTCTTTTTCGACTTCTTTTTCTTCAACGATTGGGTAACCGTCTTCATCGAGTTCGATAGGACGTTTGATCGTCTCTTCTACGTCAGTAAATTTTCGAACATCACGTAACCAGTATTGTTTGGTGATAGCTTTTCCATCACCTGTGAAATTCATGATGTCCTGATCAATAACTCCGTCCCAACCTTGTTGCATGTTGGCGTAATCGTTAATGACCCAATTCAATAATTCTTCTTTGTCTTCTTTTTGTATTTCAGGAACGACAGTTCTCGGCTTCAAAGAGAAGCGAGGAGAAATATCCATCACTGCTTGGTAGATACGAGCTTGCATCGCTTTGATTGCAGCGTATGCCATTGGGACGTGCACATCGTGTGCACCTTCAAACGCAGGATTCAAACCAGCGCTGACAAAATCTTGCCAAACTTGGCGGTACTTCGTGAGTCGTTCGATAAAAATCGCTCGATCATTATCAGAGAGACGAATTTGCTCGGCGATATATTGACCAAGCTTCTGTAATTTTTTCGGTTCGTTCTCAAACAGCGCAGCAAGTTTCTTCGGAATGCGATAGCGCATTGAAAGCGCATGAGGCTTCTGAAGTTTTGTGTTGAACTTGCCTTTGCCAGCTTGTGTGACGTTGTCGTTTTGTGGGGAGTAAAGTGCTTTGAAGCGCTCGTCAGAAGGACGAGTGCGCGCCATGCTAGCAGGGAGATTATTGAGACCGGCTTGAACGGCAGGACTAGGAAGCTTCGCTCCAAAGAGACCAGCCAGTTCACCCTTAGGCATCTGACCTGTCTTGATATCTTTGTTTTTATAGAATGCTGGCTTAGCGGGCTTCTGAGGACGACCGCTCGATTTGATCGATGGCTTTTTTGGTTTGTCTGACATTTTTTTGGGCCTTTTATAATTCTATCAGTCGAGGTCACGAGGAGCTTTTTGGGCATCCTTGTTATAGGGAGCTGAAGTACCGAAGGTGTTCAGGAACTCCATGGTCGGACTGTGAATCGGGTTCGAGACAATGATGTAGCGTAGTGGGTCTATGAAATCGTCATGGATCTTACGGGGCTTTTCTTGGATACCCGAACTCTCCGGGTTACGGAAATCCTGCCAGGCATAGAGCTCCATATCCGATATGGTCTTAGTGCAGTTTTCTAAGAAACGGAGTTGGCCGTTCTTTAGAAGAAGTTTGATTTTCTGAATGGAGGAAGCGACATCCTTCTCTTTCTTCCTCATGGGGTTTGTACGGATCCCCTGTTTAGCTAACTGATCAATGAACGAGTCGCGGTTCCAATCAGTTCCAGAGCCAGAGTTATCAATACGGCGAGAGACAATCTTGTAGCCGTTCTCGTCTTCCTTCTTCTTCATCGCCTTTGCTAACTCTTCAACGTCTCCTTCAATGGAGAGCTCATCGATGACAACTAAAGTGTCATCATCTGTTACACCTAGGTAGAGAACGGTGTGAGGTTTACGAGGATGTGGGTCGATGGCGCAGTAGACGGGCCACTCTTCAGGCCACTTCTGGTAATTGAAAACATGTGTGCGGCGAGTGAACTCTTTAAACACTCTACCTTGGAGGTGAGCAAACTCCCCATGGATACGGACTTTGCGTTCTTCGTCAGTGAGCTTCGCTTCGAAGTCTTTAATCCACTCCTTGCTAAGGTGCGGGTTATCCATTGTCGAACCTTGGATGACAAAGATGTTCTTATCTTTCCCACTTGCTCCAGGGGAGTAGATTTCCTCGTAGAGCCAAGGCTCACTCACTGGGGTTCCTGCTAGAACGACAAAGTAGTTTGGGTTATTTCGCAAACCTCGGAATGCTGCGATCCAAAGAGAACGAGGTGGAGGCTCATCACAGTAGAGAGCATCGATGTTCGTACCTTCAAGTTTAGAGCTGTCCTGATCGTGAGAATAGAAAGTAGTCGTTGAGCCGTTAGACCACTCGAGTCTCCGCACCGAGCTCGTCCCTAACTTATTTACTTTTGGGAGGAGCGAGGGAGGACACCACTTTTTGATTTCATTCCAGTAGTCTTCGGCCTTATCGAGGCCGGGTATCAAGAACCAAGAGTGAAACACATCATCCGTGTTCCTGTGAGGATGACGGCGCGTGTGCGCGTAGATTAAATCCAGCGTGACAATCGTGGTTTTCCCGAACCCGTTTCCTGAGAAGAGTGCTCTGATTCGAGCGGGACTTTCTAGGAAGGCCTTCTGTCCAGCGTGTGGATTGAAGGTTGAGAGAATCGCTTCTTTCTTAAGAAGCGCTTTCGTCTGAAGGCTCTGGAGTAACTCTTGCTTCTGCTGAAGGGTGAGCTTCTGTAAGGCTTCCTTCGATGACAAGTGCTTCATTCTTTCTTGGCTTGCGGGATTGCAGGCGTTTCTTCTTACGAACCTTAACGCCTAATGTAGTCTCGATGAGGTTCTTAGCCCCCGTGCGGTCAATGAGCTGCATGATTTGGTTATCAATGTCTCGCTCATTCATTTTGGAAATATCGCCGTAGATGTTAACGGATCTCTCGACCGGTCTGCCAATCGTACGGTTCAGGATCTCAGACGCAGCCTTCAAACGGACTTCGTCCTTCTCAGACTGAGTGGCTTCAATGAGAGTCATGGCAGCGATCGATTCAGATTTCTTTAAGATCGCATCAGCTCCCCCGTTAGCGTTGATGGCTTCACGGATAGCAGGAAGCATACGCTGAAAGAGTTGGAACTCAGCTTCAATCTTCGGCTCGAGTTTGCGCTTCTTGTGAATCGCATTTATGAGCTCGCGCTCTTCTTTATTACCCATGATCAGTTAGTCCGTGTTCCATCCTTATCGGGAGAGATTTCTGCTTGGAACACGTCGAGGGTGGGGTGTTTCTTAAAGCAATCAACAAGGGCTTGCCATGCGTCCCCTTCGTCGAGTGTGTCACCCTTCTTGTTAACTAATTTTAGTTTAATGATTAGTGAAGTTCGCTCGACTGACTTGCCTTTGGATGACCGAAACAAATTCATTTTTCCTCTCTGAGATATTTATTTTCTATTTAGTGAACCGGTTAACGTGTCCGAAGTGGTCGAAAACGCTAAAACGTGAAATTTTCCAGTCCTAGTACCTATTGGGACGACTACCGCGTGCGATAGCGTCGATTACCGCCCCTTATCCTTTTAATTAATTAACCACTCATTCCACTTATAACTACACTACACGCCGTATACGCCCCTTATATACAAGCCATATGCATGTGGTGAGGGGGATGGGCATGGCAGGGGCCGTGGGGTCTTAAGCATCTAGTGGGGTTTTAAGGCATTTATAGGCCTAATACTCACTTACATAGTATTGAACATACTATGCTAGCTCCCGAAGAAGCGTGAAAAACAGCGGCCAAGGGGGTTTTGGCACTTTTTTCTACGCTGAAGGTATTAAACGATCAGAGCTATTCGTTCGAATGACTCAGATCTATGTCTCTATAATAGTAACACACATGATGATTATGGGACGTAAAATGTCGCAAATTGTGACACTTTTGGCGTAACTGTTATCATTAGTCACATCAAATACTTAGCTCATTTCACTCGTTACACATGCGCAAATTATGTCACTTTTGTAATGAGCACCCCTTGAAATCATTGGGTTTTTTCTGGCACGCGATATGCATTACCTAACAGCATGGATAACAAAACTATCACAAAAGCAATCTATCCAGACTTCAGCAAGGATGCTCACGAACGAACCATTGAAGTCCTTCTGAAAGACAAACTCACGGGCCAAGTGATTGGCAGAAAGCAAATCACAAAAGGTCAGCTTGCTAAAGCAATGCAGCCCTTCGGTCGTACGTGTCATGAAGCTATCAACGGCAAGTTTGTATTGGAGGTGTAATCATGAAGACCCTTTATACAGTTCTTACGATGATCACTCTCTCAGCTCTTCACATAGCATGCCAAGCTCCAGTCCGTGCTGAGAGCCCTTTAAATCTTGAGCTCAAACGAATGCTCAAAGAATGCAAGGAACCTAAAGAATGTCAGTTGATTTTGAATGTACTCAAAAAACGAGGTGTTAAATGAGTCACTCATTAGACTTCCCTACTCTATGGAAAGTTACTGGTTCAAAGAAGAGCGTGCTTGTTGCACGTCGCTTTGGAACTGATGCAATCAAAGACACCATTCGATATTTCGCAGATGAAGTTGGTTATGTGAGTCACGCCGAATGTGTCAAAGATGAGATTTTTGAACAATTAGGGAAAATTGAAATGGTTGGAGGCGTGAGATGAAACATGTGGATGTAGCTACGTTTCAGTTCTTGTGGCGATTAAAAGCATGCAACGTGTTTTGGTACCGAGCACTTATGGAATGTGCAAAGCGAGATGCGAAGACAACGAAACAATGCATCGAAGGTGCATGCAGAGCGATGAACATTCCTGGAATGACTCCTGATGATGTGAGTGCGTTTCAAATTTGTAAGGCAGTGAATAGTGGAACAATTAGTGAGAAAACTTTTGAGCATGTTCCCAGTTATGCATCTGAAATGCTCATTAACTTAAACCTCAAACGAATCAAGGCAGACGACGCCTTAAGGAGATTCTAATGGAATTATTACTATTATTGGCAGGACTGGGAGTTTTGGCAGTGATGTTTCCGAAAGTATTGATCTTTTTTGGGGCACTTTTCTTGATTGGATTAGCTCTATGAACGTCGAAACTTTGACTCAGTTTCTGTTTTGCAGAGAGTCAATTAAACTAAATTTATTGAGGATTACATATGATTTTTAAATATCTCTCTATTGCTATAACAATTGCTATTCTCTCAGGATGTGGAGCTGACGATTCTGGGATTAATGCCACAAGCAAGACGTCAACCTGTGTGCAGGGTGAATTCAAATTGAAGCTTCAAGCTTACGGTTACGATTTTCCTTACATGAATTTGGACGATGGGCAGTGTCATGTTTCTGCCTATTGCGGATTTGGTGAAGGCTTGGAAAAGTGTTCTGCAGATGCTCGCCCCGATACTGCAAGTTGTCCCACTTTTATTTTAACTAATAGTGGAGCTGCTGATTACGTCAAAGTTTGTCAACCAGGACAGGAACAATCCAAGTGAACCGGAACAGTTCGGGCATTTTTGCACAGTTGTCAGAAGTGTCAGAAAAAGTTATAACTAAGTTGGAGGTGGAATTATATGGGTAAACCAAGATTCGATCACAACTTTAAGCGTGAATTAGTAGAAGCCTTTCTTAAGAAGCAAATCACGACTGAAGAGATCAAAGCTAAATACGGGCTTACTAAATACGATGTCTTAAGGTTTAAAAACCAATTAGAAGAATTGGCTAATAAGCTTGGTGTACCGCCAACCTATACCGCTCCAATCCACACCATGAACAATCAAACTCCATCGGCAACAATGAAAGCAATTTCCATTGCTCCAGGCGAAGAGACTGAAACGATGTTAAAGATTCAGATTGCAGATTTAACGATGGAACTTGATAGAGCGAAAGCTAAATTACTTGCTCGTATGAAAGCCCGCACCACTCCAGCCTCTAATAAATCACTCGGTTAACGTACAAGTTTCACGATCATAGAATAGTAATGCTGGCGTGTTAGACGGGTTTGCTCCCGGATAGCGCGCCGCCTCCAATCTTACTTTCAATTCCATGTCGTTATCTTTAGATCTTTCAAGAATGATAAAATTGTCAGCATTCATTGCCCAAGCAAGTCCGCCGTATGCGGTCTGAATAGAGAGACCATCTTTAGTCTTTGGGGCTTGGACTACCACAGGAATGTGGAGTCCTGTTGATTTAGAAAGCTTCGAGATATTCTTAGCAAGGATTTGGTTCTCTTCAGCATCAGTCATCTTCTCAGCCATAAACCCAGCATGATCTAAGAAGAGGAAATCGATCTTATGCTGATCGATCATGAGATGTGCCCATTCTTCTACTTCATTCCAAGATGTATAACCGAAGCGTTTAAGTGTGATGATGTTACTAAGATAAGAGCACTCATCCTGAATGAGCTGAACGGATTCAGCGAGAACATCAGAAGGAAGTGTGCGGACGTTTGTTTGTCCTGCAATAGATAGAAGTGACGGATAAAGTGTACGTGCTGGATCCATCTCAAATGAAGCAATGGCAATCTTCTTCCCAGCAGCAGCTAGATTATGTGCGAGGTTATTTACGAAACTGGTTTTTCCAGTTTTGGCAAATGCGTTAATAACGGTAACCTCCCCTGGTCGAAGCCCGCCTCCAAGTAAGCTATCAAGTGATCCGTAGCCTGTAGAAGTTCCTCTCGTGTTCCGCTTATCTTGTAAGAACTCCAACATTTCTGAAATGCTCTGAGAGAGTTCAACTGTGGATCGTTCGAGCTCAGTCTTTGTTTTGCTTCGAAGAAGTCTACTACCTTCATGGATACCTTCCTTTTGTAAGAGTTCGTTAAGATCTTTACAGTCTTCGAAGGACACCTTTTCTGGTGTCCGTCCGAGCATGATCTGCTGAATGAGTTGCGTTCCTTCTTGTCCTGCTTTGTCGTTATCAAGAGCGAGAAAGACGTGCTTAAACGACATCACTCTTTGTACGGATTCTTGAGAGAGTTTGTTTGTCTGAAGGGCTAAGATTGTCCCTTCAAAACCAAGCACTCTTGCAGTGATGGCATCGAACTCTCCCTCAGTGATAAGTAGCTTGTCAGTTTTCCCGTCTATCCAATAACCACCAAACTGACTGCCTTCTTCAGCGATATAGCGGAGGTCTCCGACAGGTGCTATAAAGCGAAACTTAATTCCCTGGAGCCTATGGTCGATAGAGGAGGTTGGGATTGCAATTGCATGATGCCTCGCCGAGTAACGGAGAGAGAATACATCAAGCTGGGATTGCGAGACCCCAGGGAATCTTTTGTTGAGATAAGCGAGCGCTTCTGAATTCAGTGGCTCAAGCTTCTCAAAACTTTCTGGATCAAATGGAACTTTAGATCTGATATCGACTACGTTAAGTGTGTCCAACTCATCCTCCCCTAATGGACCTGTGTATTCACAGTGGTGGCAGTATCCGACTCCCTTTTCAGGTGAGTAATAATACTTCGGATCAACTCTGCCCTTTAAAGTGACTGACCCACATTTTGGGCACACAGCTCTGATTTCAGTGCTCACTCAAGAACCTCAACCTTGTTCTCGAACCAACCCGTACAACCTTCATCATCAGGATCGACTCGTATCGTGACTCCATCGTCACTTTTGTAATCCCAAACATTCCAGGCATGATCGAAGTGAGTGAGTTGGTAGATACGGCCGTTGTACTTAAAGACTTTTGGAGCCTTCTCTTTAGTGATGTTGGCCATTTCCCCTAACCCTCTTTTGAAAAACGCCTATAAACGATTTTAGAAAAACGCTCCCCGTATAAACCCTGTTAAAGGGCTTTCTGAGCATCTGTTTTAAACCCTAAAACGATTGCCTGAACCTCTTCTACTGCTTGAGCTTTAGGTCTGAACACCACCACTTCGCCACGAGCGAGCGGATGGTAAGTTTCGTTGTAAAGAAGACGATACAACTGACGAATCAAAAGAGGTTCATCAGTCTGAACCGAGTATGGCCCATTCCATGTATGAATCATTAGTGACTTCTCCCCAGATTAGCTGAGCACCAATGACTGTGAGTGGATTTGAGTTTGCGACCTCCACAATCACAAAGGTCGTTGATAGGTTCTGGATTATTTCTAAATGCATTTAGAAGACCCCTCCAAGGATCCTCTTTTAGTGTTTCGTCTAACACTAGGCCTATACAGACTGAGTTTTGGTCGTTTTTTCGCCAATGTGGGTAAACCAATTCAGTATCTAAGTAAAAACCCCTATTTTTAAGGATCTCTATAGCTTTCTCGTAGAGGATGTTTATAGACCCCCGATTGCAACTCATGTTGCGTATGTCACTCATCTGCCAGCCTCAATCGCTGATGCGAAACCAGCTACGATAAGAAACACCGCGATTGGCAGTGCAACACTGTTCGTACTGAATCCTAAGATGACTAATCCAAAGACGAGAGGAATGTTCATTTGTACTCTCCTCCAAACTTGTTAGAGAGCGACCAGTCTTCTTTCTGGTGCATGAACTTACTCTTCGTGTGGATGAGACAATCACAGCCTCGGCCTTCGGCCTCGGCGTCAGTTGCTACATCACTTGCGCGGTAGATCGATTTTCGGTTTTGAGTGATTTCTTCGAAAGGGCTTCGCTCGGTTTCAGACCATCCGAGGTTACCAATCCCACGTAGACCTTGTGCAGTTTGCCGTACTCCCATAGATCAACTCTCCTCCTATGACAATTTTGTCACGGTCTGACACTTTTGACAAATCTGTCAGAAATTGCGCGGTCGGCTCATTTTGGTAAATTTTGCGGTGTGTTTTTGGTAGGTAGAGCATGCCCTGAGACGGGCATGGGTTAGCTAACTCTTACTTAGTTAACTAGTTAGCAGCGAGCATCCCTACAAGGATGCTCGCGTTAGCTTATATACTCTATGGCTCGCAAGCTATGTCGCTTGCTCGCCTATTAAGCGGCTGAACCCTAAGGCGGTTCAGCCTTTCAGTGATCCTAAGTCGGATCACCTCGGCACCACCCTTACCCTCCTCGGAAGCCCCATTATAAAAAGTATACCACAGAGGACCTCGACGTGACAAATGTGACACTTTTGTCAAAGTTGTAACAACCGGCGATAATATTCTTGTGAGGGCAAGAAGTCTTTATCGACTGCTTCTGAAATATCCAAGAACTGAACGTTTCAAGAAAAGTGATTGGCCGAAGGGTGTCTACACGAAAAGTGTCTCCCCTCTTCATGGTGAGTACCGCACCTACGCCGTCCTAAGAAACGACGGCGAGCTCTTGGAAGTGAAGGGGTTCAACCGAGAGTGGGAGAGGGTTTAAGTGGTGAGGGGTTTACTCGTTTTTGTTGCGCTTATGCATTTAACAATTTTTGTTTATGCGGAGGACTTCTCGGTCACGCTGACAGGAATCGGGATCACGGCCCATGGAATCAAACCAGGTGAATGGGCAGCTCACGAGATGAAGAACAAAATTACGGCGGATGGAAGAGTTGCCTATAACCCGCAAGCAGGACTGATCGTTAAGACGGAACACTGGCAGTACACGGGCACTTACTTACGGGATTGTTTTAATGCTGACGCAGCTCTTGTTGGAGCGGGTCCTAAAGTGAACCTCGGTAACTACTTCTCCATTGGTTCAATCTTTGGTTTTTACGGAAGAGACGGACGAGAGGGAAACAAACTTCCTCTCACCTTCCGAGTAAAGGGGTTTGAAGTGACACCGTTTGCAGCGGGAACCTTTAGCGTCGAAATTCCGATTACAAAGCACATTTCTGTCGAGAGTAATACGGCGATCAATTTCTTTATCAATCATTCAAACGTGGGACTGAAACTTAAATTTTAGGAGGGAGACTTATGAAGAAAACTGATGATCCAAATGTTTACCGACTTGAGTTACTGAATCGATCCCCCACTGTACGGGACCAATTTGCAATGAGTGCAATGAATGCACTTGTTAGTTATTACGGCGCTACTGCTTCACCAGATGACCTCGCAGAAGATGCATACGCAATCGCTGCTGCGATGATGAAGGAACGAACGAAGCAGTGAGACCCACTCTTCTTGCCTTTACGCTGCTAGCCTCAGTGATCTTTGCTGCGTTCACGATTGATCCAGGCAAACCAAAATGTAAGCACTGGGAAGTAGAAACGAAAAGAGTATGGAACTCTCAGGTCGGGAAGTATCTAGCATCTGAGATTGCGGTGTGCAGAGATAATTCGAAGGAGAAGTAAAGTGTTTGCTATCTTTATAAGTTTTTATCTAACCAGTTTTCTACTCATGATGAAAATAGGGCTTTGGGAACTTTCAGTTCAAAATGAGATTAAAGATATAACGTTAGCAGACTATTTCGGTCTCGTTGTTATGGCTATGTTATGGCCCCTTGTTCTTATTCAAAGAGCTCTGGATAACGTAGTTATTAATCCCAGAAAGATGGACAGTTTTGAGATTTATCAGAGCGAGATTGAAGATCTGATTCATCAAAAGGAGAAACGGGATGAATGACCTAACTGAATTCTTTAGAGCACTTGATAACTCTGCAATGGCTCCGCTTAAGAAAGATGAGCCCTTTCTTCATCGAGACGATGTAAGAGCAGTGATCGAAGAGTTGCTCCGAAGAAATAAAGATACCCAGCTGGGTGCAACAGCTGAGTAGTCAGGGTCTGCAATTCCCACTATTGGCGCTTTTGACAAATATGTCAAAGCCGTATAAACTATTGGTAATACTATTCTTTTTCTTCTCTCGGAGTGAAAAAATTTGAACATCCCTTTGATTATTATGAAGTCGTTTCTGAGCGGCCGATGTCCCTTGAGCTCAATCCTCAAGGCGTCAAACGCTACATGCATCTTTTCAATCATCCGATCTACTATCTTTATGCGCTGCAGTTCTTAGGTGGTAATTTATTTAGAGCCATTCTCGGCTATGAAAATCTTTGGGATCTTCCGCTCGAAGAAAAACTGGTTCACGATTTAGATAAGCATCTTTGTGATCTCGCCGAAAAGGAACTCTACTATCTCGAAGAAATTGAATTCAAAGAGACGTCGAAATTTTTCGGAACGCGTTGGCCAAAAGGTGTGAAGCGTCCAGTTATTTTTACAAAGCAAAAATGGAAGCGCGTAGAACGCGGATGTAGAGCGCTCGCCAGAGTGAACCTTATCGATAAACCAAATCACGTCGACATAGAATTTTCGAACGGAGAAGTGTGGAGCATTTATCTCATGCACTATCTCAACCTAAAAAAATATCGAGTCAGGAGTCTTGATCATGCAGACAAACCCAAACCAAAACAAAATGGAAATGATGAGAAAAATGGCGAACGCGGAGAAGCTCCAAAAGCTAAAAGCGCTTGCCGACTTGTCGCCGTTAAAGCGGTGGATGTTAAATTGCCTCGTTTGCGACAAAGATTCAGAAGGTCTCATTCGCTGCGCTAAACACAGCAAGAAATTTTGCGATGTCTGGTACCGAGATACGCAAGAGTTTCTTAACGCGTTCAGGGGCCAGGAATAAACCCCATTCCTGTCACTTTTGTCAAAATTGTTAAAAGGTGAGAAAATGATCTTAGATGAAACACTTAGCTGTAACTGTTGTTTTAGCAAGTTTGTTGAGTTTCTTCGTGGGTTTACAACTGGCCAAAAAACCAGCTGAAACTCTTGTCCACATCCGTACAGCCAAGATTCTTCAAGAGGTCCGCGATAACAATTTTAACAAGTGTGAGGCAACCGGAGCTACCGCTCGAGATGACGGAGTCATTGAGGAGAGTTGGAAGTGTCCTCGTGTGAAGCTGTTTGTCGTAAAGCGTTACGTCACTACTGATCAGTCCGACGAAGTGGCACGTTAGTCACGAGTTGAGATTGAAACAGTAAAGTCCGGGGAGGAGATCGCAGTGCGAAGGATTGCATCAATCAGAGTTTGGCGCGGGATGTCTTTCGCTGAAGCTATCTTGTCAATGGCTTCAAGCACATCAACGGACAACTGCATCGTCACAGCTTTCTTTCTCGCAAACTTTTCGCCTCTGACAATCTTCATTGCAAAAAGTTTAATTGGGGCATTTATGCCCTGCAAGCGAAAACTTTTCAGGTTTCCAGATTAAAATATTTATATGAATACTTCAAACAATATTTATCGAAATAAAGGAAAAAATAAAACCATGTCACATCGCTGCGACAGTTGCGGTTCAAAGCCGCGTGCAATCGTGTGGGCAAGCTTGCGAACTAAATTTTGTGGGGTTTGTTATAAGAAGAATCTTCGCCTGAAGAAATCGCTCATTAAAAAACTCCCGGAAGTAGAATCGAAACCCGCTCCCCTTGGTTACAAACAAATACTGAGCGAGTGTGTCATCGATCCCCAACGTGGCCAAGCGTTTTGTAATTCCATCTACCTTAGTAAGCATCACGGATCGGTGAACTGAGTGGCTCACTATAACTGCTACCTTATCGACAAGAAGGGCAATCCTGTCTTCTACGCCGATAAGCCTGATCTCACTAAGGGAGATCTCTATATATCTGTCAGCCAGATTTTGGGGATGGAAGGTTCAGGAGATTTTCTAATCAATTGGGCGCTGAAAGAATTCGGCGGTCAGCTTGATCCGATCAAAGCTTACAAAGGCTACATGGATCGCGTCTCGGATCTAGGAAGTAAACTTCACAAGTTTATGGAATATGATCTGAAAGGTCTGATCTATCCAGAGAGCGAGCTTACTGAAGCAATGCTACCAGGCATTGAGTCATGGCTCACTTTCAAGCAGCAACATCAACTGCGTTTAATTGATTCTGAACGAGTCCTTTTTTCTCGCAAATACAGATTCGCTGGAACAATCGATCTTCGAATTGAGATCGACGGAGTTGAATACATTGCTGATCTAAAGACGGGTTCTGTTCAGGACAAAGCTTTCACACAGCTTACTGCTTACAAACACATGATGAAAGAAATGGGTCTTAGTGATGGGAAGGAAAAGCTTCTCGTTCTTGGTGGCTCAGATTCTAAAAATAAAATCGCTGATGGTGGCGTTGTACAAATGCACACCCTTGAGACTTGGTTTGGTGGCCGTGTCACAGAAGAAGATCTCTTCGTTCAGCTGATGTGTCTTCGTCAGATGTGGCAGCAGAAGAATTTGAAATCTAGAAAGTTTGAACCAGTGATTAAAGGGATGGCCGAATACATCGATCCAATTATTCAGCGGTTCAGAGATTCATTTGAAGCACAAGTACCAACCAAAAATAAAAAATCATCGGGGAGAAAAAACAAGTGAGCCAATTGATCTATACGAAGGCAATCAAGAACGGAAAATTGAAAGCGACCGAAATGCAAGTCGGTGAAAGCGTCACCGGAACTTTGAAAGATGTTGTTGAGAAAAGTGGAAAGACAAAAGATGGACGAGAGTTTACGAGCTACTCGATCATTCTTGAGCAAAATGGAAAAGACATTGAGCTCTATTCTGCTGGAAATTTGAAATACATGAAGAATGATGTTGAAGCTGGTAAGCGACAGCTTGGTGCTTTCACTGTCATCACTCGTGTTGATAACATCACTACTAAATCTGGCTACCCTTCCTCTAAGTTCCAAATCACTCAAGGAACTAATCAAGCTCCAGTAGCAGCTCAAGCTCCTGCTGCAGCTACGACCACTACGGTTTCCGTCAAAGAAAAACTCGCGGAGATTCAAGCTCGTCGTGGCGCGAACTCCTGAAACAGTAAACATCGGTCTGCAAGAGTTGATGCTGCTGTTGAACTACCGGTTCGCAGCAGTTAACTCTGAGCGCGTTGGAGAACTAGGGTTACAAACTCACGAAGAGCTTGTTGCTGATTTGAATCGTCAGTCTCGAGTTGTGATTAAACCTTCTCAGTTAGCCGATCTCATTCACCATATGAGAGAAGCCATTTTTGAGAAAGTGCGAGCTCCTTACGAGCTCGAATACAAAGTGAAAAATCATAACGAGATTATGAAGCAGCTGAAGCATCAAGCGCCTCACCTGTTCAAAGCGAACTCTGCTGGTGAAATCGTAATGGTTGAGTTGGAGGGGAAAGATGTCTGAGTTTTTTAGAGAGACGCTCCATGGACATGGTTGGCGTACGATCACTTTCTATCAAGATTTTAGCGATGACCGAGATGCAATCGATGGTCGTGATATCTGGGATGAACACGAAGATATCGGAGAGTTTCTCAGAAAGAACGTAGACCCAAGTTATTCTCCATTCACTTGGCTAGAACCCGTTTGTGAATGTGGTGGTGATACAGCAAAAACCACTCACGCAGAATACTGCCCTAAATTTCGGAGAAACAAATGAGTTACTTAATCAGCGTTGAGGGAGTGGATGGCGCTGGTAAGTCTACTCTCGTAAATGAACTTGTTAATCTTTTGCATGCTGAAGAAAAAGGTCACTGGGTCTACGCCAGTAAAGAACCAGGCTCTCCTTGGGCTTATCCAAATCCCAAAATTAGAGAGATGGTTTTAGAGACTCCGAATTTTAAGCCATTCGAACGTGAGCTTCTTTTCTATGTAGACGCGTCAGTACATTCAAGATTTATGGACAATCAGGGTGATGACACGATCGTTGTCTCTGATCGAGGCCTATGGACTCACCACGCTTATTTACGAGCTTATTTAAAGACCAAACAAATCGATTGGGATGAGTACGCAATATGTACTCGTCTTATTGAACGAACTTCAAAGAAACCTGACATTGTTATTTACATTGATGGTGATACGACTCTTATGCGAGAGAGGAACGCCGGTAAGAAGGTCGACGCCATTGAGAAGAATGGTAATGCCTACTTCGATGCTGTGCTTGAAACCTTCAGAGATTTGGTTCAAGAAAGAACCCGTTTATGTAAGCCCTTGATATGCCTAGATGGGCGCGCCAGTTTTGACGAAAATGTCATAAAAAGTTACAATTATATTAGAAATGTCAGAAATGTCACTAACGAAGGAAATCAATGAGTACCTGGAGTCTAAGCGAGATCTTTGGTCTCCTACTACTCTTCATACCGTTGGCCCTAAGCTTCGTGCCGTTGCTGATAATTTTCATAATCCTTACTCGGTATACAAGAGGCTTGTTAAAGAAAACCGATCTAAATACACGATCAAGGTTTACTTACTCATTGCCTCCAAGTTCGAACGAGAGATTTTTGGAACAAAAAAATACGAAGGCTTCCTCAAAAGGAACACGACGACATTTAAGAATTGTTACAAAGACAAAGTAAAAGTCCTGTCTCCTGAAAAGTTTGATGAGTTTCTACTGAAATACATCAACACGAAGCCTGATATGTACAACCTCCTTCTCCTGATGGGAACGGCGGGTCTTCGAGTAAGTGAAGCATTAAATCTCACTTGGGAAGATGTGATTCAAGACGGCGACGATTCCTTCATTCGTGTCGTCGGTAAAGGTGACAAGCAAAGACTTGTTCCGTTCAGTCCAGATGGATTGATTGTTACGAAAGAAAAGAAGGGCAAGATCATCGGTAAAGTATCTTACCGATTTTTATTCGATAGAGATTTAGCGCCCTATACTCCACACGATTTACGTGCTCACTATGCGACTTATATCTGTAACCATCCTGAACTAAATGTGAAGGATGCAGCAGCACTTCTAGGACACTCGTCGATCAATACGACGATGCGCTATGTGAGATCTGATCTTAAGAGAGTGGCTAAAGTTCTTAAGAAGAAAAAATAAAGCTGCGGCGGCGTGGAAGGACACGCAACAGATGACAGTTCATGAGTGCGCCTAGGGGCATGTGAGTCCTTGGTGACGAGGATAAACGAAGTGGTGCCGAACGCTTTAACCTCATGCAGCCAGTATCAAGCCTGGCCCGCAGCAAAATTTTCCGGGGAGGGAAATAAGAGTGATTAATCCTGAGTTCGTTGCTGAGACCGATAAGATCATCGAGAAGATTCAAGAGCGCGGCATTCAACTTGAGAACGGAAACGTTCTAGTTGCTAAAGTGAAACTTGAGCGCCGCACTCCAGGTGGTCTCGTTCTTTCAGAAGACTCGCTTAAAAAAGAAGACTACAAAAATGGGCTAGCTCGTATTCTAGCTCTCCCTTCCAATCTTGGACTGAGTGAAGGTGATGCCAAACTTAAAGTTGGCGACTACATCATGCACACTCATGAAGCACGCTACTTGCCGTACGTTGATTCGATTCGTGAAGTCTTGGATGTAATGGTGGACAAAGAATTCATCTATGCCGTTCAAGACGCCGAAGTGATTCTCACAATCGGCGCAGACAAGTTCAAAGTCTAAAAATTTCAGAAAGGACCGGCGCTGCTGGAGTCATCTGAATTGGCGACACCTTGCCTATTATTTCTCTAGTGGTGTGACTGCTCGGAGAGACGAGCAAATTTTTTATGACCTTTAAAGAAGAAATTATACAGCGATTAAAAGACGGGACAGCCTGGATTAACCCGTATTCTTTTTACATTGAAAACATCGGAGAGATAACCATTGTTCACGAAGACGGAACAACTGAAACTGTTAAACAAAAAATCTCTTTAGAGAAATTTTATTTACTAGAATAGATAACTGCAGCGCCTCCTTTATGCGATCTGATCTCGGATCAGAGTAGAGCCTGGCCTACAGCATTTATTTCATCAGGGAGTTCATTGAGATTTTCAGATCCGATTTACAAGGCTCTAAAGGAACTCGGTTACTTCAAATCTAATTCTGAAGCTAAGCGAGCTGTTGAAGAAGGATCTGTTTCATTTCTCCATTCTGAAAATAAACACAGCGTAGTTTTGGTCATCAAACCAGAACACACGGTGAAGCTTCTAGCACTCGCTGCAAAAGATGGCCTCTACTTGAAAGTTGGAAAAACTCAGGTGGAGAAACTGGATTACGAGGAGGGATAAGTGATCTATGCGCTCGACATCGAAACAACCGGTCTTGACCGCTTTACGGACCGCATTTTATGTATCGGCCTCTATTCTCCTACTGAGTCTTTTGTTTTCAACACTGTTGCTGATTTTGCTCAATGGTTTGAAAGCAACCCTCAGGTTTCCTATGTGACACATGGTGGGTCATTTGATGTTAAATTTCTCCGACATCATGGTGTCGATATTGTTCCTCGCTGGGCCAACGATACTCGTAGCCTCGCTTCTATTCTTATTCCTGGACCTGGATTAGCTGAGGGACAAAAGCGAGAACTCGGTCTCGAAAATCTTGCGATTCAATTATTAGGTGAAAAAGCCTACAAGTTGAACCGAACGGACATGACTTCCTACTCTCAAAAGGAAGTTGAAGATTACTGCCTTAAAGATTGTGAGACGACCTACCGTCTCTTTGATTTGTTTCAGAAGAAATATTCTGACCGCACTTGGTTCTTCGTTGAGCGATGGCTTATGCCAGCAACGAAATTTTGTGCGGAGCTTGAGTGGAACGGCGTTCATATCGATGAACCCGGTCTCAAAGTCTACCAAGCTGAAACGCAGAAGCGGAGAGATGAAGTTCATGAAGAACTTCAGAAGCTCGCTGAGCGCGCCATCATTTTCTACCACGAGCAACAAGTCAAAGCAGTCAGTCAAACATATAGGGAGATGTATGAAAAAGCGAAACTCAAAGCGAAAGACCAAGCAAAGTGTCTCAAACGATATGCTGATCTTGAGAGCGCGGCCATTCAGCGTCTTGAGCCGTTTAATTGGAACTCTTCTGAACAGCTTAAGTGGTTACTTAAAGAATACTATCAACTCGATATCCGTTCAGATCGTGAAGACAAAGAAACGACTAACGAAGCGATGCTCAAAACTCTTGACCACCCTGTTGCGAAAAAGCTCGTCGAGTATCGCGAACTCGAAAAGCTTTGTTCAACGTGTATTCCAGCGCTTCTTGAGAATAGTAAAAATAGCATTGTCCATGCGAGTTACAACATCGGCGGTACGCGGACCGGTCGCTTGTCTTCTTCTGGTCCGAATCTACAACAAATTCCTCGAGGAAGAATTCGTTCGTTTATCACAGCTTCCAGTGGACGTTCACTACTCACTATTGACTACTCACAAATCGAAGTACGAATCATCGCTGAACTCGCGAAAGAAATAGAGCTCATCAATGCCTTTAGGGAGGGGATCGATGCATACTCAGTTATCGCACAGAAGCTACTCAAACTTGATTGCGACGTGCGAGAAATTAAAACGAAATTTAAAAAAGAACGGGATACGAGTAAGACGGCAGGGCTCTCTATCCTATACGGTACCGGAGCTGCAAAACTTCAGGAGGTTCTTAATAAAGAACTTAACCGCCGCTATACAATTACCGAGTGCAGGCAGTTCATCGAGGAATATCGAAATAGTTTACCGGGCGTCAAAGCACTCCGCAAAAAGTTGGATCAAGCCCTCGCGAATGGAAAAGTTTACTACAACCTTTTAGGTAGGCCGTTCCATATCCCATCTAACGATGACATCTATATGCGTGGACTCAATTCGTTAGTTCAAGGGTCAGCTAGCGATTTAGTGATTTACAGCCAAACTTCTAAAGTAATTCCAGCGCTAAACAAGCTGGGAGTCGATTTCAAACACAGAATGATCATTCACGATGAAGTCGTAATTGAACTTCGTAGTGATGAAGCTGAGCTGCTCACAAACGAAGTTATCATTCCCGCGATGACTACTGAAATTCAAAAAGAACTCAACTTTGATGTGCCTCTCGATGTGGAAGCCAAGATATCACCTGTATGGGAAAAACCTTAGAAATTCCAATTTTCCGAAAAGGAAAAATGCTTTCTCTTATTATTGAAGAGGAAGATTGGGAACTGGTTAAGCAGTTCACTATCCATCTCAAAAAACATAATCACGCCGTACTTTATATTCCTATCAGTTTGAAAGATCAGTTTTGCGGTAAGCGCTACATCAAGCTCCATAGGTTTTTACTGAATGTTTACGACGATCGTGTTGTCGACCATATAGACGGCAATCCTTTGAACAACACTCGAGCCAATCTGCGAATTACAACGATGGTTGGCAATGCTCGTAATAATCGACAGAGAGCAGGAAAGTCAGGATTTCGAGGAGTTTATAAAACAGGCCGCAACAAGCAATGGGCCGCAGTTTGTAATCGCGTATATCTAGGACTCTTTAAAACAAAAGAGGAAGCAGCACACCGCTGGAACCAAGAAGCTATCAAAGTCTATGGAGCCTTCGCGGTTTTAAATAAGGTCTAAACCCTAATTCTGACAATTCTGACAGTTTTGACAAAACTGACATAACACGAGAAAATAAGAATAAGAGAGGGAGTGAGGCAATGACGAAAGTCAAAGTGCTCGGCAGGGAGATCGCCATCAAGTTCATCGATCAAGCCACCCTCGATAAGGAGGCTGAAGATGTTGACGTTAAGGGGCTCTACCATAATGAAACGATCTATCTCAGCGACCGCCTTAGCGGAGAAACGCTCAAGCGCGTTTTTCTACATGAGCTCGTCCATAGCGCTCTTGGCGTATCTGGCGTTACAAATCTTCTCGGCAAACGTCGTGAAGAAGCCGTTTGCGACCTACTCGAATGCCTTTCAGATGTCTTTCAAGACCCTAAAGTAATCGACTTCATTTCCAAATAAAAACAACCGGAAGCCGGGGAGGGCTGATGGCACCGATCTACGTTTATAGATGCGACACGTGCAAAGCGGACAACGAGGAAATTTTCTCGATCAAAAATCGTCCTGACGCAATCAATTGCAAAGTTTGTAACTCCGTCGCTCGCTATCAGCTAGCTCCCACTCAATTCGAAGTAAAGGGTGCGAACGCTGCAAATCGCTACTCTGGCGATTCCAATTACAAATGGTTCGGAGGCGATAAGTGAAAGAACTTCTCGCAATCGATCCTGCTTCAAACAAATGTGGCATCGCATTTTTTCGAGAAGGGAAACTTGTTGCGACTCGTACCATAACGAGCACTGCAGAGACTCCCCTCGCTCGCCGTATGGATATCGCTCGTCAGTTACAAAAAGTTTACTACCCCAATCTTTTCGAAGGGGTTGTTTCAGAAGAGCCATTACTTCTCGGTCGTAACAATAACGGAATGCAAAGATTGCTCGGCTACCTCGAGCTCATCACTGAAGGAAAAGTTTCATTCATCCATCCAATGACGATCAAGTCGAAGATGGGACACGGGTCAAAAGACAAACTTGAAGTAGCGCTCGCTGCTGGCGAGCATTTGAAGACTGAAGACGAAAAAGAAATCATTGCAGACATCATACGGCGTGAGGCCTTCGATGAGAGCGACGCTGTGGCAGTTGGGTTGGTGTACTTATGCAAGAACTAATCAGCAACAACCACATCCAAGATAGGCCTCTAGCATTCACAACATTTCAATTAATCATCCTTATTGCTTTCGGTCTTAATTTTTTCGGAACCATTTTTTACATCGTTTACCGAATCTACGCCGAAATGAAATTCAAAAGACTTCATCGAGAATGGCGGGTCAAAAATGGGTTTTGATTTCAAAAACAAACGCATTCTTTTGACTGGTGGGACGGGTTCATTCGGAACTGCATTCGTTGAGTATGCACTTGCTAATTTGCCTGTGAAGACAATCTGCGTTTTCAGTCGAGATGAGCTCAAGCAATCTGAGCTCGCTGCACGTTTTCAGAATGATAAGAGACTCCGTTTTTTCGTAGGGGACGTACGAGACAAAGAGAGAGTGAGAATGGCCATTCAGGGTGTGGATCTTGTGATCCATGCGGCTGCTATGAAGCGCGTTGATGCTTGTGAGTATAACCCGTTCGAAGCTGTGCAAACCAATATTATCGGCACGCAGAATGTGGTGACTGAAGCAATCATGGCTGGGGTAAGCCACGTTCTTGCTCTCTCTACAGACAAAGCCGTGAACCCCGTCAATCTTTACGGCGCAACAAAACTTTGCCTCGAGAAAATTGTAACTTCAGCTTCCGTTTATAGCGGTGCTAAGAAGACGAAACTTAGCTGCGTACGTTACGGAAATGTTGCAGGCAGCAGAGGCAGTATCATTCCTCTTTTCAAAGAACAAAAAGCATCTGGCGTATTCACGATCACGGATGAGCGAATGACTCGGTTCTGGATCACACTCCCACAAGCTGTTCAGTTTGTGATTGATTCAATCGAGAAGATGCAAGGCGGGGAAGTTTTCACGCCAAAACTTCCCAGCTTCCGCGTTACCGATCTAGCAAAAGCCATGAACCCTGAAGCCAAGATTCAAATCATTGGCATCCGTCAGGGAGAGAAACTTCACGAAGTCATGAGATCAGAAGAAGAGAATAACGGTCAACGTTATGACTCTGGAACGAACACGGAGTGGCTCACAGTTGAGCAGTTGAGGGAGTTAGTTAAGTGACTCTAGATCAACTGAAACTTGCGATGCAGCTCCATTGCGTGCGCCGTTTTCAAACGCACAGACTGCAAGCTCCTAAGAGTGTTGCTGAGCACAGTTTTCGCGTTGCTGCTCTCTACGCCTACTTAGGTGGAACGGAAATCCTTGCAGCACTTCTTCATGATGCTGAGGAAGCGATTACTGGCGACTTGCCATCACCGATCAAAAAGACACTCACCGGTTTAGAAAAATACGAGGCTCTTCGACCTCAGTTCCAAAATGAAAACGAGAAACGATTAGGAAAACTCGCAGATCGTTTGGAACTCGTTCTCGATTTGCGTGAGCAACTTGAGGACACAGGCAAACTGCCTAAACGGTTGATGACCATCTATGAAGACGAGCTTGAGGCGAGCTTAGAACTCGCGAGGGAACTGGGGAAGATCAAAGAAGTTAAAAAACTTTTGAGGGAGATTGCAAACTAGTGAGCAAGCCGAAGATTTTGGTTTTTGATATCGAGACTGCTCCGATCTTAGGACACGTCTGGGGGTTGTGGGAAAACAACGTAGGTCTCAATCAGATTCAATCTGACTGGCACCTGCTTGCATGGGCTGCGAAGTGGTATGGCGAGCCAGCTTCGAAGATCATGTACATGGATCAACGTCGAGCGAAGAACATCGAAGACGATCGAGCGATTCTGAAAGGAATCTGGAATCTATTAAATCAAGCAGACATCGTCGTTACTCAAAACGGTAAAGCCTTTGATGAGAAGAAACTTAATGCGCGTTTTATCCTTCAGGGATTTAAACCACCTTCTTCTTACAAACATATTGATACGAAACAGATCGCCTCTCGTCGCTTTGCTTTCACGAGCAACAGACTCGAGTACATGACGAGCAAACTTTGTACGAAATACAAAAAACTTTCACACAAGAAATTTCCTGGTCATGAGCTTTGGAACGAATGCCTGAAAGGCAATCTTTCTGCTTGGAAGGAAATGGAACGCTACAACAAGTACGACGTTCTTTCTTTGGAAGAGCTCTACACAAAGCTTCAGCCCTGGGACAACTCCATCAATTTTAATCTCTACAACGATGATCCCAGAGTTGAAGTGTGTAACTGCGGCAGTACTGAGTTCCGAAAGAATGGTTACAAGTTCACGACCGTTGGAAAGTACCAACGCTACGAATGCAAAAAATGCGGCTCTGAATCCAGAAGCCGTACCAATCTTCTCTCACCTGAAAAACGTGAATCACTAAAGGTAGGTAAATAAAATGAGTAGTCTCATTCTTCCTAAAGATCTTGCAAATCCAATTCTTGAAAACAACTTGAAGATTTTCTTCACACGTTATCCTCACGAGAGAGATCGGCTTGAAAGCATTTTACGCAAGCCTGCTCCTGCATTTCCTTTGATTCAAGTTGAAGTACCAAGTGCTCCTTCTAAACCGCCGATCCGAATCATTCTTCTCTGCGGAATCGTTAATCCTCAGTTTCTTGCTCTGCTTCTAAATGACAAAACAGTTCAGAAAGAAAACTTTAAACTTTTCATCTTCGAACAAAATCCCGAGTTTGCAGCTTGGTGTTTTCAGAATGCAGATCTCACACAAATCCTAGCGTTCCAAAAGACTGAATGGTTTATCTGCCACGATTACAACTCTGTTAAGCCTGCACTCTTTCGAGCTTTGAAGCCTGAGAGTGTCACAGCTCAAATGCTTAACGTTCAGACTCTTGAAGTTGCTGAAGGCTCAACGAAAGAGATTCAAGAGTTCTACGCAAACCTGCCCGCTCTCTATAACGAGACTGCAGGACACGTCATTCATAACCACGGTAATCTCGATGATTCGCTTCTTGGCGTTGAAGTTACAATTCGTAACAAGGACTATCTTTTAAACAATCCTGGCATTGAAGATCTTAAGGATCACTATAAAGGAGCTTCTGCTTTGATTGTAGGAGCTGGTCCTTCACTTGATCAGAACCTTGAGACGATTAAAAAATACAACGATCGTTTTGTTATCATCGCAGCTGATGCTGCTCTTAAGCCTTTAACGAACGCGGGGATTAGAGTTGATTTCGTTACATCGATCGAACGATTGAACGCTTATCAAATTCCGTTCTTCACTGATTTAGAAAAAACGAATGCAGATCTTATTGCATTCCCCGTCCTTCATCCTGACGTTTTGAAAGCTTACCCAGGTAACGTTCGCATCGTTTACCGAAACTACGGCTTCTATGCTTACTTCCAAAAAGCATGGCCTAAAGGAATTTTACGATGCGGTGGTTCTACCTCTCATCTCGCCGTTCGACTTGCTGACTACTTCGGATGCAGACGAGCATTCTTCGTTGGACTTGATAGTTGTTACGAAGAGAAAGATGGACTCTACCGATCTCACTGCGCTGGAACCGGACACCCAGATTGGGGTCAATTCATTGAGCTCAGCGAGTTCAATAAGACTCGTCGACACCAACCTCCGATGCAGGCCGTAAACAATCTCGGTCAACCTGCCATCACGAACATTACTTATTATCAGTGGATTAAAGAGTACGCCGAAGAGCTTGCTTACATGACTAATCGGATGGCGATTAAGAACTGCTCGGCAACAGGACTTCGCATCTCTGGTATTCCGTACGTTCCTCTCGAAGAAGCTGCAAAAGATCTCGATGTTAACTTCATTGAGAAACCACAACCACCTGCCGTCACATTCAATAGAGCTTGGGACAATAAAGAACTCAGCAAGAACCTGAAGGGCTGGCTCGCACTTTGTGAAGACGGAATGAAAGAAGCTGAAGAGCTTTTGAAACCTGAAACGGTTGATGAGTCCCGCTTCAACGCACTTCTCTATGTCTACAATTTCCGTCTCATGATCGACGATCTCTTTGTTGCATTTGTTGTTCAGTGTGCAGCTCGCCGGTTCTTTGAAGTGGAAAATAAATGGTGGTCCTTAAGTCTCGATTTCACGACTGAGCTTCCAGAGAAAACAGAAGTTCTACGACAACGATTCAGTCTGTTTCGTGAAGCTTTAATTCCGTTAATCGCAATGTTTGAGGAGGGGTTTTTAGATGGAGAGTAAATTCATTAGCAAAGAAACGCTTGGGTATTTGAACTCACAAATGGGCGCGACGACGCAACAGCGTCTCGAAGCCCTTGAAGGAAATGTAGAAAACATCGCAAAGTTTTTAGAGGAACAGCAAAAGTTTCTCTCTGAATATGAAGCCTATTTAGAAGCACAAATCAAAGCAGTGGAAGATAAGCTTGATCGAGTTGAAGGAAAAACCTTTAACCAAATCTCAAGCGCATCAGTCCGCATTGATGATCACTTCAGCGCAATCATTAACAGCCTAGATAAGCGCGTCTCAAAAATCTCTGCAGTCACATTGTTCACCGTTGTTGCAGTCATTGCATTGGGGGTGATTGCATGTCTGGCAAAGTAATCGATCTCGATCCAAATAAGAGACTCTCTAAAGAAGCTCTCGATATCATCAAGGACTTCATCTCCGGTCTCGACGTAGACGGAACGAGTTCAATCACGATCATTCACACCCCTTCAAAGGGTGGTTCCACATCCGTTCAGGCTTACGGGATGGACTTCTATTCCATCGGTATTGCTCAGACGATTCTCTTTAGCCTTGGTCAGGAAATCCTACGTCAGGAGTACGCAAGCCGTGATGACTAAAGTGATCGGAGATTACGGACTCCGCATGATGGAGGAAGCCGATCTCACGCTCACATGGAAGTGGCGTAATGACCCATCCGTCCGAGATGTGTCGAATACGAACAAATTTATCAACTGGGAGGAACATCAGAGATGGTTCCTTCACGGCAGTCCTCACACGGAAAAACTCATCTTCACTGAAAGTGGAAGAGCTCTTGGAGTTGTGACGAGAAACCTGAAGACGGGCTACTGGTCCTTCTATCTCGATCCAGAACTCCCTCGCCGCAAAGGCTACGGTCTCATCATGCTTTCTTTAGCTGTCAGCTGGGCAAAGCGAAAAGGTGAGACGGATCTCAAAGCTCAGGTTCTCAAAACAAATCCCGCCTCACTTCATCTTCATCAACAAATCGGTTTCCAAATCGTCGGCTCAACTGAAGACGCCTACGAGCTCGCCTACGTTTAATTCGGTAGACGCACAGGACTTAAAATCCTGGGATCGCAAGGTCGTGCCGGTTCGATTCCGGCCAGAGGCAAGTAATATCAAGCACTTACAGAGGTGAGCAATGCGGACCGGTAGACAACCCCCTCCAAAATCGGTAGATCGTCTACCGATTGACATGGCGCTGTGGAAATACAGTGTTGAGTGGGTCACGGGTTTCGCGGTAGTGACTGGGGACTCATACAGCCCGAAACAGGTTAGAATGAGGGCTAGAGAGACCTATGACTCATTCACCAGTTCCTGCAAAACCGAAGAGGATATTAAAGAACTCGTCAGCTACTTCAGGCGACGGGGTTATATTCCTAAAATCCCCAAGTCCAAAAAACGGGCGGGCCACCTTCGCAATAGTCAGAAGAAAACGGGTTAAGGGTAAGACGGTCAACGAGACTCTTAAGCCTGAAGCGCTTATCGCAATTAACGAACAATTTACCTCTAAAAAAATCACGTTTGAACAAGCTCGTCTTCTAGCTCAAGAAGTTGTTCACACTCTTACACCACCAAAAACTGCTGTCCTCCATAACGAAGCTAATCTGAAAATTTTAAATGATTACTGGGCTGACCAATACGAAGAGAGAGACATCGTAGACCCAGCTTCTGCTCGTAACCGATTGGTTAGAGCAGTTGAAGCAGTTGGACACTACTCTCTTCTCTCTGCTTCTAAGGCAGAGTTACAAAAGGAAATCGACAGTCGTTTTAAGGGTAACAAACAGCGTGTAATTGTTTCCGCTTTAAACCAGATTTTATCGTGGTTAAAACGTGGAATTAAGCTGAAGAAAAATAGAGAAGAATTTGCTCGTGTCCGTCACATTACTAGAGAAGAACTAGATCAGTTACTCAGTCATATACAGCATCCTGTATTAGAGCTCTTTCACCGAGTCGCGTTTGGAACGGGACTAAGATATGGCGAGCTGTTCTCCATTCTCCCTGAAGATGTGGGAGCGGAAAGTATCAAACTCTCCTACCAATACGATCGAGATGGAACTCAGAGAGCAACCAAGAATCGAAGAGTTCGAAAAGCCTTTATACTTCCTGAGTTTCATAAAGATGTTGTGCAGCTTGCAAACCTCACAATTGAAGAACGTCTTCAGTATCGAAACTTTCCTATTTCTAAAGTGACACAGAAAGCAGCGAAGAAGATTGGGAAGTCTTGTAGCTTCCATGATCTAAGACATAGCTATGCGATTTACCTCATTTCAAAAGGTGCAAGTCTGACACTTGTTTCACAGTCGATTGGGGACTCTATAAAAGTTACAGAGCAGTACTATGCTGGTTTTGTCCTCACACCTGAATCTATTCAGTTACTCAGCTCCATTCTTAAGTCCTGATTATTTTGCCACTTTTGTCAAAAGTGTTATAGCCCCGTAAAATAGAGGTATGGAGAACAAAGTCCGCCTGATCGCCGAGCTCGGAAGTACCCACCAAGGAAAACTTGAACGGATTAAAGAAGCCGTTGATAAGTGCAAAGATCTCGGAATTGATGCACTGAAATTACAACTCTTTCCAGACATACCGCCGTACACACCAACAAACGTGTTTCTCCCTTCAGCTTATTTCACCGAGGCTTTTCACTACGCCAAAGAAAAGGGAGTCGTTCTCTCTGCTAGCTGTTTTGCACCAGGCTATTTCTATCAACTTCTTGCGTTGAAACCTCAGTTCATCAAACTTGCCTACTCTAAAAAGAACGAGACGGAATGGATTCAAAAAACAATTGAGAGCGGAATTGAAGCAATTGTTTCCTGTGATGTGATGACAGATCATCTTGTCCCTGATGGAGCTACAAAACTTTACTGCATTCCGGAATATCCCGTGAGATACGAAGTTGCGTTCGATGGATTGTTTCCACGCTTTGATGGTTTCTCTGATCACACTCTTGGCACACGCCAAACAATTCGTGCTATTGAAGCCGGGGCAAAAGTAATCGAGAAGCATGTACGACTTGGTTATGAGGATGAGACTTGTCCCGATGCGCGGTTTGCTGTCACGTTTGAGGAATTTGCGAAAGTGAGAGGATGATTATGGAAATGCCTGAAGGATTAAAGAAATTATCTGAAGAAGCAAATGAAGTTACGTCTGAGTTTTTTGATTACTCTGAAGAACATCTTCTAATGGCTAGGCAAGTTGAGACCGCACTGGAGCTCATGAAAGAGATGGCTGAGGCTTTGGAACATATCCGTCTTCAGGAGCTTAAAAAGGGGACGGTCGCTCAGTATCTAGAAGCTTGGTATCCACTTAAAAAATTCAAGGAGTGGAAATGAACGACCTCGACGCCCTGAAAGCTGCAGCACTCGAAGCGAAAAAGTATCAGGCATCCCAAGCAAAGATCTATTGGGTGAATACTGCGCAGGAGCTTGCCGATGCGGTCTTGATGCTGAGTGATAGGTTAGAGGCTTTTAAAAAAGACTTTATTTATTTAGATGATGATGAAGAGACAGTGCTAACTCCACGTGAGGCACTGGACATTTTGGAAGAAAAACTCCGCACTACCGAAGGTCTGCTTGCAGTCGCGACGGATGCGCTTAAGTTTTACGCAACGAGAAAACATCTTGAAATCAATAATCAAGACGACACCATTCTCAACTATGATCATCGTTATCCGGAATGGCGGATCGGTCCGCCTTATCTGAAGTCAGCAGAATTTGGTCAAAAGGCAAAAGAAGCACTCGCAAAGATTGGAATTGAAAATGACTGAATTAGAATTTCAAAGTGAAATGTTTAGAATGAAGTCTTTTCGAAGAAAGCTTTTAAAACGTACGCAGGGTTACAGACCTGAAAAAAGAACTTGGTTTGAAAGTTTCCTCTATTTTCTTCGTTACGGAAGATGGATTCAGGTCAAATGGGTAAAGATCGAAGGTGAAGGATGAGCAATCCTTTCGATCCTATCACTGATCTCTGTAAGGATATGTATGACGTAGGCGTTCGCGACGGAATGCGAATCGCTTTTAAATACGGAGCGCTTTTACTCGTTATCACAAGCTTTATCGCTTTTTGTCTTGGGAGAGGTTTATGACTGAAGACTGGGCGTGGCTTGAGGTGATTCAGAACCGAGTTAAATCACAATCCGCAGGAGAACAGTTGTTTTCAGCAGCTCTGCAGAATTTTCAATCTGAGCAGCTCATCGCATGCATCAAAGAGATGCGATCGGCGCTCGAGAACTCAAGAAGCTCTTTAGATTCTGTCAAATATGAACTTGCCGCTTCAGTTTATACACTAACAGATGACGAGTTTGAGCCTGCTGTTTTTGGAACTAGAGATTTGATCGATCAAACCCTCGTACGATGTAAGGAAGGCGATTTCAAATGAAATCATTTATCTTAGGTGCCTTGATCACAGCCATCCTCTTTCACTTCCATAATCAGGGAAAGTTGAAGCCAGCCGAAATCAAAGAGAAAGTGGCAGCTCTCTGCTGCCCTATAGACTCGGAGTAAAAATAAAGAAGTTTAAAGACTGAATTCACCAGCAGCACGGAAGGACGTGCGCACGATGATCTCCGTACGACGCCTCGGTGCGGAAGGAGTGTAGTTACGACGCGTATGGGCCTGCGAGAATACCGAGCCTACGGGTAAAAAAAATATAGGTAGCTTAGTCGGTATCAAGTCCGACCTGGTGAGTTGAGTTTTTAAATGGATATCGGAGGAATGGTGACTGAAAATGACTATAGAAAGGCTGTAACTTCTCTCTATCTAACAAGTATTGAGACGACACAATCAATGATTGCTCCTCAGATTATAGCGGTAAAAGCAACTTATTTAGGAATTCTGATTACTCTATTATTCCTCATTCTGAGGTTGGTCATTTAAGCTTGAGAACGCAGAATAACTACTGCTCGAAGGGATAAGGATCGGATCGAGCGTTATTTGTTGTTTTTTTTATATCCCCTCGAGCAGCGACAGAAACCCTCTATTCTTTAATTCTAACCAAGGTCGTATTTATTTCAACTAAATATAAGTATATGTAGTTCGTCTACATATGGCTGAACGTATACAGAGAGAAAAAGAGGAGGCAACACACAACGATCATGGAGGGGAGGGCCTCCTGCGCGAGTGCCTGTGGGATTTGCTCCAAAAGCGGCTAGACAAAGTTATTGAGGAAGAATTAAGGGATGAAGACTCTATGGAGGGCAGGTCGGGTTTGTAAGTGGACCCAGCCCTTAGTGTATGAAGGTGATTCTAACCAAAGACCGCAGTGTTCGAGCAACTGCACGTTCTCGAGGCAGAAAGAAGCTAAAGATCCAGTTGGATCTCGGAAGTCTGCAGCCTGACAAAGTACATGAGCAGATCCAGGCCTACCTCCAACACTTGCATTGTGTTCTGGACTCCTATAGCCGCTATTTACGATCATCGGCTTACCATAAGCGGCACGGAATCGATTCAAAGCTAAAAGAAGACCTTGCAAATTGCCTTCAAGATTTGAAGGACACTCTTGGCCTTTGAGAATTTCGTCTCGGCTAATCACTCTTTCCACCATTTAGAATCAGGCAGCCAGAGGAACTGTTTAGACATCTGTTCCTTCTTTGCTTTGCATTCGAGATCGCAAGGAGGGGCTTTCATTGAGCAGGCTGAGAGGAAGAGACAGAGAACTATAAGCTTACGCACCGTCTCCACCGAAGAGAGTGAGGATCGAATCAATCGCAGCGCCAAACTCTGCACGTGCGCTGATGATGTTCATGAAAATCGCTGTGAGACCTTGCGAGAGTAAATCGCAAGCAAGGTGAAAAAGGGCGTGGAGTTGTTCCACTCGAATCACCAACCAAATAAGCAGAGCAGTATGAAGGGTTTGAATTTTGTTTTCGTTTAACTTTGAAATCAGTGCTTTCACGTTAGTTTTGATTTGTTTTATTTTTTTCTTCATGGATTGATTGGCTCCGAGATGGTGTCGAGAAGGTTCTCGATTTGTTTCAGGTAGGATTCGGTGTTGATTCGGTTCTTGAGTAACTTCTTGAAATTCTCTTTATCGAGACAAACGCGCTCCCCTTCACAAGGCTGGAATTCGATAGGCTCGTTATTTACCCTTGTCGGTCGAAGAATCAGGGGCTTTTTTATCGAGCTTGTTCCACATGCTGATAAGCTCAGCGATAGAATCAGCGCCGTTAACAGCGTTCGCATCTTGTTCTCTCTTTGTGTTTTCCGATTGGTTTTTGGCGGCAACTTTTTGTAGGTCTTGCTGAATGCGATTCATCGCCTCTTCGTTCTTCTGACGAACGGAATCAGATCCAGATGTGTAACCTTTAAAATAGACAGCGATGGCTCCGAGAAGGAGCCCGATGGCGGGGAGGAGCAGTTTGTTGGCTGCAAAGAATGTGATGAGAGTTGCCACTCATCTATAATTTTATCATTGAGGGATGTGAGGAGCTTTTAGGCAGGAGTCTTTGGAGACCGCTCAGAACCGCGTCCCCAGAGCTTGGCGACCGCGTTTGTGCCAAAGAAAAAGCCTAACTGAAAGGTGTTAAACGTGACCCATTGATCACCGTTTAAAAGGTGCAAGGCGAGCAGAGAAGTTGAGAGAAGAACGGCAACGCCAGAAGCGACGAGTTTGCGATACCCAATCATTTAAATACTCTCAAAATGTTAACAACGAGTCCTGCTAGAGCAAGAATTCCGCTGACTACCCAGCCAAGGTATAGAAAGAAGCCCTTGATTTTGGTGTGCTCAGTTTTCACTGATTCAAGTTCTTTTCTCTGAACCTTAACTTCATCTCGTAAGATGTTCGTTTGTTCGATGTGTATTTTCAGTTGTTCAGTGTTAACAGCCAGAGTCTTGTCGATGTTCGCAAGCTTCTCGTTAATCACCTGTATGAAGCGGTCCATAAATTACATGCTTATTTGAGTTCCCTTAGAGAGGGTTGGCCTTGGTCTTGCCCTTGTTGAGTGGTGAGCGCTCCAATTGATGGAGCTGCTACTGGTAGTGCCTTTTGTAATCCTTGGCCTGCTGCTTGTCCGAGCATGCCGATTGAGCCACCGAAACCATCAACCATTGGACTAGCAGAGACAGCTCCAGCTAAATTTGATCCATAGGCCATTGAAGATTTGGTTAGACCTCGAAGTCCTGCGAGAGACAGAAATTGTTTGCCTGCTGAACCAGCTTGTCCTCCTCGTTCGGTGACGAGGAGCATGGTTTTTGCTTTAGCGAGAACTTTAGGAAATTGATTAGCAAAATAATCGTGAAGCTCAGGTGTAAGCGTCTGACGAAGTTCTGGAGATAATTCTTTAAGAGGTGCAGTGAGTTCTGAATATTTCTGAAGTGCGCCAGCAGCTTGCGGGTCTGTCATAGCTTTGATCGTCGCACCGCTTACAGTGGAGTTATCCATATTGTAGAGAGCTTTATAAACTTTGTTTATATTCGAAAGTTCTCCACCAGTTCCTACAGTTTCATCTGCTTTGTTGAAAGAATCTGCAATCTTGCCCCAGAAACTTTTCGCTGCGCCGTTTACCGCAGGGCTTGCTTGAAAAGCTTTTTGCTGAAACACAATATCACCAAGCTGTTGTTGCGTATCAGCGATAGCACTAAGAGGAACATCTTTTAAAGTTCCACTCGGAGACTTTGCTAAAAGACTATCTTCGAAAGTTTGTATTTGTTTTTTCAGCGCTTCTTTTAAACCAGAATTAACTTCGTGTCCCTCAGTGTACAGCGTGTTCACTTTGTCGTAGGCATTCTTGAAAGCATTCTCTACATCAACAGGAGCAGCACCATACTCTTTGATTCCAGCATCCCATTTAGGAGCAATATTGCTTTTAGTTTGCTTGATCAGATTGGCCACCACTTGAGGTTGTGAATTGAGCTCATTAGTAATCGCAAGTTGAGTATCTGGGTTTGTAAGAACCTTGCCCATTTCTTGGCCAAGTTTGAAAGCATCTCCGTTAGATGTCTTTAAGTTGAGAGCATAAGGATCTGCTTTAGTTGCAGATCCAGACATTTCCTGAATAGCTTTAATAGGAGATGTGTAATCGCCATACTCAGACTCGAGGTATTTTCCGTAGTCTGCATTCTTGATTTCTTTAATACCCTTACCGGCGATCTGAAATGCTCCTGCAGTTGCATAACTAATACCTGCTGAAGTTAAAGCATCTCCAAGCTTAGCAAGTCCTTGCTTGTCACTTGAGTTGTATCCGTAAATTCCACCTTGAATCGCAGCTTGAAGTTTTGGATCGGCAACTCCTGCCCCTCCTAAGACTTCACTAGTGCCAAGCGCTGTAGGAACGGAAGATGCAATTTCCGTAAGAGCTGAAGCAATCGGGTTTGCATTACGCGTTGCTTGAATTTGTTCAGAAACGCCCTTCTTAGCTCGGTCATAGTTCTTACCGATATTTCTAAGAGCATCTAAACTTCGAGTCAGGATTCCAGCATCAGGAGCAGATTGATCACCGAAATTATTCATGCCGTTAACTGCTTGATCGACAGCACCAGCTGCAGCCTGTACTCCAGCATTAAGGTCTCTGCCTTTGCCCATAAAGATTCCTTGTCCTGCAACGGGAGCGAAATCTTTATACGTTTGAAAAGCTTTTGCAGCAGTTGAGCCGTCCTGAATATTTCCACCATCAGGAGCAACTTCTAAACCCAATTCCGCTGCAGCCTTCATCGGATCGAAAGCAGAAGCTTGCCCAGAGACAGGGTTGTCTAGCTGCAGTTCTTTAAATGCTTTTTCAGGGTCAAATCCTGCCATGATTTAGAATCCGTATTTTTTCTGAAGAGACTGTTGATACTTTTGGGCTTGGGCTCGAACAGCTGGATCTTTACTGTCGATATTATCGTGTACCCAGCTATAGAGACCTTGAGCTTGAGGAGGAAGTGTTTCGATTTGTTTCAAAGCATCTTGGTACGGAGTGGGACCTGATCCAATCAATCTTCGTTTAACAATCAAGGGATCTATTCCTTGGCTTGCCGTTCGTTCAACGCGGTTTTTCAAAGCTTGATCATATTCTTTTGTTGTTAGATCAAGAGCAACTTTCGCAAGACGAAGCATGTTGTTTTGAACTTGCGGTCCCATACCTTTACCGCTCGCTTCGCTAATTGCATTTTCAATGTTCGCTAAAATACCGTTACCAGTTCCGAAGGCTGCAAATTCTTGCTGATTGATACGACCTGAAACAACCGATTTTAATAATCGGAGTTTTTCCACAGTTTGAGTTCCGGCATTGTTCTTTTGGATGAACTGTAAAGCTTGATGTCCATCGTTAATAGCTTTCGTAAGATCTTTTGTTTCCTTGTCGAATTCTTTTGCACTCGTGTCCAAAGCCTTCATTTGATTTGGAGCAAGTAAGACGGACTTACCGTTGCTATCAATAAAGGCGTTGGTAGCTTTTGAATTAGGATCTTTTGCTCCAGGAATGAGAGCTGGTTTAGGAGGAGCTTCAGCGGGCTGTTGTCCCGGAGCTTGTGGTTTTGCGTTTGGATCTACAGGTTGAGTAGTTGATTGACCGGGCTGAGCAGTTGCTTGTTTAGGAGCTGCTTGAGCAGGAGTTTCAGCTCCACCGATTGGTTCTCCTTGAAGATTGATAAATTGTTTTTCACCGCTTCGTTTACTTACTCTGGAGAAACCAGTTGGAGATGTTGGATCAGATCTTACCGTCCACTCATTCGCATCATTCTTTGCTTGTGCTGCTTTAACATGAGCAGCTGCATTAATCTTAGCGATCTCAAGAGCGTTTGCATTATCCATTGTATGGATCTGGTTTGGATTAGAACCAAATTTGGTCTGGCCTCCCAGTTGACCCTCTTCTTTTGATTGAGTGAGTTGACCTGCAAGCTCTGGATCAATTTGCGTAAGTTGAGGAGCAATCTTTTGAGCAAATGCTGGGTCAGCTTGCATCAAAGTTCCGTAAGCACCTCTGATGTCGCCTTGCTTATAAAGCTCTACAGCTTTTTGAGCTGCTGCTTGATTTGCTAAGCCTTGCGTTTGTTCAACGCCTTGACTGACGAGTTGTCCTACTTTGCCTAAGCCTTCAACTGTTGCCATGATTAAAACATCCTCGATATGTTAGAACCGATACCTGCAAGACCGCCGCTGTTAGCAATATTTCCGGCTTGCTGTCCAATTCCAGAGATTTGTCCTAAGCCACTGCTAATGTTTCCAAGGATACCGGGATTTGTTCCATAACCAGCGATGCCTCGATCAGCTTGGTAGAAATTTGCAATTCCAGTTTTTTGATTGAGTAAATTCATTCGGTTCAGCATCGCTTGTTGTTGGAGCGAATTTAGAAAACCAGATGTTTGTAGTCCTTGGTTTACTCCCTGCATTCCTGCACTGAGGCCTTGAAGACTTCTGTCATTCGCGAGCTGATTGAGACCCATCGCTTGTTGTTGAATTTGAGCACCACGTTGATTCTGTAGATTCATCGTGTTGCGTTGACCCTCACCAAAGATTGCTTGTTGAGTGGCGATGTCTGCATTTGGGTTACGGCCAAGCGCCGCTGCTCGTGCATTTTGTTGATCAGTAAAATCTGATTGGTATTGATTAAGCGCAGTTTGAGTTGGAGCAGTGAAAGTCTTATCAACGAAGTCAGTTGCTTGAGCTAGTTGTTCGGGTGTGGGCTCTGTTTTTCCAGCTCCACTCATGAAATCAATTAAGTGATCGCGAAAGAGATCTTGGATCTGCTGATCTTTTTGAGCAAGACCAACTTGAGAAGGTTGGTTTTTGTAGAGATCGCCAATCTTACTTTCGATGTCATTAAGACGAGCTACTTCATCAGTGGTAATTCCACTGTGACTTGCTTGAGCTTTCTGACCACCACCAAAGATGGGTTCCGTTACTGCACTAATTGCTTTTCCTACAAAACTCATAGTCTTTAAATTCCCTTAATAAATGCTTGGATATCTTCTGTCTTAAACATTGGTTGGAATGCTGCAGCCTCGATTGCGGCGAGGCCTAAATCTCTGTTCTGTCCTTCAGTCTCACTGAAAGTAATAGCAACGCGTTTTCCTTGGCTTCTTGCTAAACGAACAAGAGCGTTATGAAGTTTCCAAGCTTCACCGCTCTTTCGGTATTCTGGTTTTACATACATGTCGAAAATAATGACTGCGTCACCTTGATAGCGAAACGTAACGAAACCTTTCGCTGTCTGAAAAAGTTGCATCTTATTTTGTTTGAGAACGTCTTCGATGCGATCTGCAATTTGCTCGAGTGTGACCGGAGCAAAATCTTCAGGGAGATAACGTTCTTTTAAGTAATCAAGAAACATTAACGAATAACTTCGAGATAGAGAGTTGTAGCTGTTTGAATTGAAGCCGAGTTTCCAGAGTTTAAATCATTGAACTTAGCTTTGAGCTCAAAGTAATCTCCCTCAACTACTGCGATAGGAGGTGTAGTAAAAGACACTGGTAGTGTAGTTGTTAGGGATGAAGCTCCATTAGAATTAATGAAGAATCGTGATTCCTGATAGCTTGGTGTTGTCGCACCGTTTTGACTAACACCGATTTGAAATGTAATTCCGTTGTTAGTATTCAACACGGCTCGCATTTGAGCATTAGCAACAAGCCGAACTACTTTAGCTCCGGAAGGCACTAGTAATCGAGTAGTGTGAGAGTTGGTCCAATAACTACTATTGGAACCTCCATCGAAAACTGCGGCAGTGAATGATGCAGTATTAAGTGAGGTAGTTACAGCTCCTGATGATGCATATCCGAAATTATAAATATCCTTATAGTTCGTAGATTGGCTGACAGCAGTTCTAGTTGGTGTTGTCCAAGCACTTCCACTATAGGCAGCATCAATCCATCCAAGTAATCTCGGGACAACTGTCAATGCTGCGGTTGCAGCAAGCTGAGTTGCAACAGTTGAGGGATTAGTAATACTTCCCGTCGTAACTGCAACGCCCTTATCCAAATCAGAACTCAAGCTAACTCCCAGGATCGGAGTGCCAGAGTTATTCATCGCATATACATAGACACGAGTTGCAGCTGTTCCCGTAGCTCCGTAAGAACAGGAGCTCTTCATTTGAATGCTGAGAGCAGATGAAACATCAACTGCGGTATAGGTAGCGCTTGTTGTTCCGTTGTTACTAAACGTGAGATTTACTTTGTCAGTAGCTGATGGGTCTGTTCCGGCATTAGTTTTTAAACTAACCGTAATTTTACCGGACGAAGTAGAAGTAGACAGTCCATAGTTACGGATAGCAAAAGGACCAAGAGGATCAGGAACGGAAGCAAACGAGGCAGCAAGTCCATCTCCGTTACTCTTAAGAAATTGACCAGAAGTGGATCCCGTGGTCATTCCGGTGGTATTAGAGATATCAGGCTTAAGAGTTTGGAGGGCGGTTTCTAACTGAGTTTGGGTCAGTGCTGTACCGTCTGCAAATAGTTCTGTGAATGTATTATTGCCCATGAGTTGTGTCCGTTAGTTTAATTTTATCATCCCGCTACCTTAGGAGCTTTTAGTTGTCGTAGACGGCGTTAGTGAATGCGTTTTGACCCGTTCCATCGTTGTTGAATTCAATAATGACTCCGAAGAGCTCGAAGTCTTGGTTTAAACCGTTTTGCTGGAAGGTCAGTTGGATAGTATTTCCCTCGTCAATTGCAAGGTCACTCCAAACTGGTTTGAGAGCTTGTACGGTTCCTAAGATATAAGCACTTCCAAGAGCCGTTGTTCCAAGGGTATTTCCCCCAGCTATTTTCTGTTGAAAAGTAGTCGATTTCTGAACCAGTCCATCAACTGAATAGAAGACGGTGAATGTACTGTTATCTCGTGATCGATAAATACAAGCTAAGCGCGTGAAATGATTTTCAGTAAAAGGCACATCTTGAGGTGCAATAAATGCGCTCTTAATTTGTGAAACAATTGCGCTACCAAAATCATTTAGATCAGTTTGGTTTAGCTTATTAACGAACCCAGAATTCGCAGCTGCATAAAGTTCATCAGCTCCAGTCGTTTTATTGAAACGACGGAGAAGGAAGTTACAAGGAACCGAAGTCCATCGATACCATTCCTTAAGTTCAACGTTGTAGCAGTAGACAGTTTCAAACGTACTCATCCCTACCCGCTTAACTCCTAAGAGATAGCTGTTCAGAGCAGGGTAGTAGACTGCTGTCATCTTAGATCGATCAGCGGTTGTGATCACATTTTGATAATCATACTGAATTGGAAAACTTAAGAACTGTCCTTCAACAATTGCAGTCGTGCTGATGACTTGACCGAGTGTGTGAACGCCTCGATCTGAAGCAAAGATAACATCGCTCGTATCAACAGTTGCGACAGTGTTCTGATTAACACAGCCAATCTCTTTTGAGATAAGTGCGATAGACCAATTGATTTGATTTAGATCAGAACAGTTAATTCGATAGAGATGTTTTCTCTTCGCAACATAGAGAACGCGATCCGCTCCCGTTCCAGGAAAGATTGCGGTAATCCCATCTGGATCACCATCACCAATTCCGACATCTAAAGTAATCGCCGTACCTGCAGTAGAACTTGCAGTCCATTTCTGCGCATCCCCTGCTTTGCTAAAGTAGACGCGATCAGGGTTTGAGGGATCACCAGCAACAACTAATCGCTCGAGAAAGTTTGTAACAATCCAAGCGCTCGTAAAAGGCAGCGAGCCTGATGTTGCTGTGAGTGAAACAAGATTTGACGCTGTGTTTTGGTTATCCCAAACTTTTGGAACTCCATTTCCCTTAATTCCAAGAATCAAATCTTCATTAAAGACAGTGGAAGTAACAGCACCTTGAGTAACGGATAAGGTGAGTGTGCTGAAGCTTGTCCAAGTTCCATTAAAAGGACTTCGATAAACTTTTCCTGAATCAGTAACGGCAACGAAGTATTCTCGTTTAACGTTACTAACAGTGGCCCAATAATCTACAAGGTGAACGACATTCTGTGCTGCCGTTCCACCAATCGCTGCAGAATTATAACGAGCTTGTCCACCACGCTTCTTGCGTGAACCTGAGTTCGTGAAAACAATGTTATCACAAACGACAAGTTTCTGCGGATC